ACCCTTGCTGCCGTTGCAGGTGATACAAGCGCCACAGAGGTTCTCTGGTACGGTCAGGCCGCCCAGCACCTTGGGGATGATGTGGTCAAGCGTGGCGCTACGGGGGCCAAGCTGCTCGTTGCAGTAGGCGCAGCAGTAATCACTTCGTAATAACACTGCATCACGCCACCGCCGCTTCGCCTCCTTCCTCGGTATCAGCGTCGTCCCATCGATCTGATGATCCACTGTTGGCATCTGGCAGGGGGAACATTTCGATGTCAAGCGACAGCAGATCTTCTTCGTTCCCTATGAACTCAGAGATTCGTGCGTACACGTCCGCTGGCAACTCCTCCGGATCACTGTCCGAACGAATCACCACCTTGGCGGCGATCTCGAACAGGTATGGTTGCACGGAGCAGTTGCCGCTGCTACCAGCCTAGCTGGCGGCGGCAAACGTAAAGAAATGCAACAATATTGCCAGACGCGCCGTCTGCGGTGTATTCTGTTTCTACGGGAGGCAACTCCCGCCATTAAATCCAATCCAATGAACATCACACACGCTTCCACCAAGGCCGACATCATCGACGCATCCTGCGAGGTGATCGACACCCAAGCCGAGCAGATCAACGACCTCAAGGAACGCCAACTGATCCTCTGGACCATCGTTGGCATCCTTACCGTGCTGCTTGCATTCGGCGCCTAACTCCACGGGGCACTTCGGTGCCCTTTTCATTACCATCCAATCCAATGACCTACTACCGCTGCGAATGCCTCGCTGAGGATCTGATCAACCGTTACATCGCACCCAAAACTGGCTGGGACAAAATCAAAGAGGAAGACTTCCAGCGCCTTGCTGACCTAATCTCAGATAAAGGCGCATGGGCAGGCTTTTGTATGGTGAAAGCAATCAGCAGCTGGATCGACTAACCATGACCTACGCACTTTTAATTGATGCCATCCAAGTCGGACCATTCACGACCCACATTGCCGCCACGGTCTTTGCCGAGCAAAACGGTTTTGATGACTACTCAATGATTGAGTTGTACGACCCCGCAGAAACGCCGGGTCTGATTCGTAGGCTGACGGAGGTGGCAGCGTGACTAACCTCTCCCCCGCTGCACAGGACGTTCAAGAATTGATGAATGCTTGGAACACCATTGTCACAAATGTTCGCGCACAATTTCCAAAAGCAACTAAAGAAAACATTTACCAATTTTCTAAGAATGCTTTTTATCACTCATTGAACTGGAAACCCAATTGACCGACCCTGACGACCGTAAAGGTCAAATCTGCACAAAATGCGGTGTTGGCAATTACCAAGAAACCAATATTTACGATGACTGGGACGGAGTGCTTCACTGCACCAACAAAGAGTGCAACCACGAGGTAAAAAGGTACAAGTGGAAAGACAACCCTCCGCCGAAACCTGAAAAAGTTAAGCTATCGCCCGCCGCGCAGACAGTGTTTTACGCATTCAACAGTAAGTTTGATTGGATTGAGGATGGTGTGCCTGGGTTGCAATTCAACGCTATTGCCGCCGCCCTTCGCGCTGCTGCGAATGAAGTGGCACCCGAAACACCCGAATCTGAGCTAGACGACCCCGACATGCTCAAGGGCATCTGGAGTGAGCGCCGCACCATCCGCGAAGAGCTTTTAGCTATCGCCGACGAGCTGGAAAAGCAGTAACTTACTTTAACCTTTGCTCGCCGTAACGCCAAGATCGCAGTTGTAGCGGCCGGTTTGGGCATATGTGCTTTCTGGTGTGCCTGACACCAAGATAAATTTCATCTGCCCAATCCGCATTCCAGGCCAAATCGGCAGCGCATTTAGCCGCCTGCTGTTCTTCAGTTCCATGGTCAGCCGTGACCCGTACCAACCTGGATCGCACCAGCCAGCCTCGGCATGATCCCAACCATCACGGGCACGGCTTGACTTAAGCACAAACTGCGCACCGACATAATCCGGCAGGTGGAAGATTTCCCTGGTTTCAGCAAGGAAAAATTCACCTGGCTTGATCCAATACGGCTGTTCTTCGCTGTAGTTATGAATGCCAGTGATCTCCAATTCACGCGTGCCGGTAACCTCGATCATGATCCGATCACCAAGCGTTACGTCTAGTGATGCTGGGTTGAGGTGTGCTTCAACGTAAGGCGACACCATCTCCCGCATTTGGCAGAGGCGGCGGATCTCGTGGTCAGGAATCAGCACAGATAAAAATTAAGCGCACCGCAGCCTAAGCGATGATGCACCATCCTGAGCTGGGTCCATCGACCATCCAACGCGGCTCGAAGGTCTTGTAGTCGTAGTGTTGTTTGGCGCCAAAGGTGCTGCCGTACTCGCCGGTTGCAACGTTCATAGCGCCCCATGGATCGTGGACGATGTAGCCGGTAGCGTCGTACCCAATCATGCACAGCCAGTGGCCGCCACCTGATGGTGCTGAAGCTGACCCATGGTGCAGAAAACCAGCAGGCACCGGCTTGCCTGCGTCAATCTGCTGCTGCACTAAAGCGCGATTGCCGTTGGTCTTGAAACGCGCTGAAACACCGTAATGCTGTAACGCCTTGATCTGCACCGTCGAGTTGGTCGTGTCTCCGATCGTGAACACCGTCTTGATGTATTCATCATCCGAGTGGATGACACCCGGCTTGAGCGTCATCAGCAGCATGGCGCAGCTTGAGCTGAAGCATGTCCGCCAGGCGTCGCGGTAGTTGTCCCGCTGGCTTTGGTACGGCGTAGGCAGTGGGTTGGTTGCCTGCTGTTTACCAGCCTGGCTCCAGGTCTTAAACCACGCTTGCTCGCGGCCAAGGATGTGCGGGTTGGCGTTGTTGATTGCCTCCTCCAGTTCGGAGATGGCGGCCATCTGGTAAGACAAACCTTTGTAATACTTGCAAAGGTCAATCAGTTTGATGCTGCTCATTGGTTAGACCACGGGGATTGAATGCGCATCTCACCGCCAAGGTCGCGGCTGTCGCCTGTTTGCAACTCGTCGTTAATCGGCTGCTCGGTGTAGATCGGCTTTGGCTTCTGGCGTTCGATCTCGCAATCAATGACAGCCGCAGCTTCGGCTACAGCAACGTCAATCTTGGCGGGCAAGGTGGTCTCAAACTTCTTACGTTCGATGTACCGCTGTACCCGCTCAAAATCTGATCGCGTATCAAACTGCCAGATCAGTCCTTTTTTGGCTTCAGTGCCTTAAGGATTTGAAACACCAGTTGGATGATGCTGTTTGCTTTCAATTTGGGATTGAGACCAATGATTTCGGATGCGGCTGCAACAGCAATCCAAAAGATTGGATTGGCAAGGATAGCTTCCATGACTGGAAAGGTGGTTTTGCCCAGTTTAGCGCCGTAGTTCCAGCTTGATCAAGCGGACATCATGATCCATAACCTTGTCTTCAACGTCACTAAGCTTTTTTTGGATCAACTGCTGGTTGCTGAGCACGTCGTCCAGCTTGGTTGGGACGGTGTAGCAAAGATAGAAGATGCCAGCACCAGCGCTGCCGACAGCAAGGACAACGATGCCAGCCAAAGCTTCTTGACGGACGCCGCGCCAAAACCCTGGTTGTGGTTCAGGGCTTGACACGGCGAGCAGTTAGGTACCCTTATTTTAACCCTTGCCTTGGCCACGACGCTTTTTACGGCCATGGTTTGGGCGTGAGCGTTTGCCTTGCCCTTGGTTAGTAAGCTTAGGTCTACCCGGCTGGTGGATGATATGTGATGCACCAGCTTTTGCGCGTACTGCCATCAGTCCTCGTCGTAGTTAGGTGGAGTTATCGCGATCAAGCTGTATCCCATGAGATATAGGCATATAACGATGCAAAAAACTAATCCAATCATGAGGATGGTATTTCAGGCCAGTTGATGTTCCAGGGAAAGCCTACCTGGCTAGTGACATCGCGAAGTTCTTGGCGATAGGCGGCCCAAGCTTTTGTATTAACGGGCGCATCAGCGAGTTGTGTCCAGTCACTTTCAGCTAAGCGCGCATTGCGATCAATACGAACTGATTCGCCTTGATTAGCGTCTTTGGCGCGACAATACTGCTCGTATTGTTCAGCTTCGGTGTGGACCACACCATCGGTATCGGTGTAGTCGGTAAAGGTTGGGCCAGCAACATACTTGGTAAACCATTGACCTTTGACCTTGACCGCACCATCCCGCTTGCTGTACTGGTACGGCGGGATGATAGTAGCTTGCGGACCTTCAAGCAGTTGGTCGTAACCAAAATCTGCAATGATTTCGGCAGTTAATATATCTGGAAACGATGTATCTGGATGCTCGAAACGGAGTTGGTCATCAGTGACGACAAGACCTGTGGTGCGATTCCGAAGTTCCATGTGCTTAGGCTATGGCAAGGTAGATAAAACTACCACCACTTGCGTTGATGGTAGTGAATGCAGTTGAAGTTATTTCAAAACCAAGAGAATATGGATTAAGATAGTTGGTATTGGTGACTTCTGCAGCAGTTAAATCAGGTAATAGGTAAGGATCGTTTGAGCTACTAATTCCACGGGCTGTATCCCATATAAACCAGTTACTTGTGCTATCGGTACGTTTAATCATTATAAAACGAGCACCTGTTGTGAAACCGCAGTCAATTTGCATCCCTGTGCCATTGCCTGTGTACGTTCCACAGTTAATTACATTAGCAGTTCCACTAGCTCCAAATCCTCCAGCATTGTGAGCAAAGATATAAGCAACGTAGGTACCACCAGAAGCATTCACCGTTGTGGCTGTACCAAGACTAAATACACTGCTAGTTGGGGATGTACTATTCCATCGAGTAGCGCCAGTTGCTTTTGCTGCTGTTGTATTGAGTACTAGATACTCCGTATTTGCAATGCCACGGTGATAAATTTGCCAGGCTGCTGCAGTGTCAGTACGTTTTACAAGAATGCAACCAGGCTGGCTGCCAAGGTCATGAGCAATAGTGCGGTTAGCACCTGTACCCGTATAAGTTACAATATCAAAAAATTTTGGTGTTTCTCGGAATGTCCAAGATATAAAAGTATTACCGTTAGCATTATTAGTTTCGTTAGTACCCGTAACAGCAAAACCAGTAGAATTAAAAGAATTAACGCCAGAAGTGTCAGCTTGTTGACCTAATGGTTCACTCGAAACAAGCGTATAATTTGCGCCACGAACTGTATCGGTAAGAACATGTGATGCTGTTGCACTGCCACGATTTTTAATCCAGACTAATCCACCCTTACCACTTAAACTAATTCCATTTGTAACAGTTTGAGTGCCACCATTACCTGTATAAAGAAAAGGACTGAATACATCTGTTGCATTTATAACAGCGCTACCAGCTGAACCCATTAAAAGTGTAAAAGTGTTTAAGTCCATGTAGTTTAAGTAGTGTAGTTAATCAAGCTTGCGGCACGCCATCGAGTTCCACCATCGTCGGTAATAAACATGAATAAGTGCGTTTTACCCGTGGTTAGAGTTGGCGTTACGCTGCCTGGCCACTCTACACCGCTAAACCACGTGACGGTTCCACTGGTATGGGTCAGTTCCAAGGTAAAGGCATAGGCTCGACTCGATGGAACATTACTAACTGTGAAGGTGCTCGAACCTGAAATTGTTTTGGTGAAATAGTTGCCAGTGCTGCAATCAATGTCGAGCGCTGAAACTGCTGTTAAATTGCCGCGATAACTGCCATTTACATAGATAGCTCCTGTAAAAGTAGGACTTGGAAATGACGAAGCCCAGTTAAGGATTCCACTGCCGTCGGTCTGCAGTACCTGTCCGTTTGTGCCATCAGCACTTGGAAGTGTCAGCGTAAAATTGGTGGCGATGGAGCCAGGTGCCTGCAATGCAATCCAATTGCTGCTGTCTAGGTCAGCAAAACGCAAATCGCTTTGACCGTTGAGCGTAAGATTGCTGGTGAGTGTGCCACCAGTCAATGCCAGGTAGGTGTTTGCTGCGGATGCCGTTGTCAGGTAACCACTAATGCTGGCACCAGAAGGGATGGTGACTGAGCCAGTAAATGTCGGGCTAGCTAGCGGCGCATAGGTGCTTGCAGCAGTGGCAGTGCTGAGTAGTCCAAGATTTACCGCTGTAACGTCACCAATTGTGATCCATGCCGAGTTTGCAGCATTGCGGATTTTTAACAGTGCTGGACTAACTCCGGTATCAATCCACTTCTGGTACGCATACGTCGTAGTTGGGGCAGTCGAACCAGAATTTTGGCTGACAACTGCCGCAAGGATAGAATTTAGTTCTGTGCGAAAGCCGGAACCGCTTTGATTGGCAATCGAATAGTCTGTTGCTTGTGCCATTAGGTGATCTGTCTACCGTGGCCAACGGCTTGGTAGTCGAATACTTTCGATATTGTACTGCCTCCTTGCTTAAAAGTTATGGTAAACCCGGTGCGGCTGATACTGGTCAATGCAAAATCCTCAGTATGGGCCATGTCCCTTGGCGTGATAGTGATGCTGGGAACCGTGTAAAAAGCAGTTGGGAAAGTGACTGTATAGCTACTGGTTCCACTTGTCAAACTGCTCTGGGTTTCGGTGCGACGCTGCAGTTGAACTACAACACCAAGTTCCTGAACAGCAACATTTTCGTTTTGGTTGCTGGTGGTAACTGTAAGTCCGAACTGAAATCCTCTGCCACGGGTAGTGCTATTTACAAATGGCTGCCATGAACTCCAGGTAGGAGAACTGCTAGGATTGGTATTAGTGGTGCGAACGTACATACTACAATTGGCTTGTCCGAAAACAGCACCATCAATATCAGTCCAATAATCTATATCTTCTACGCGACTATCCCAAAGATTACCAGGCTGGTAGGAACGTGTTTTCAAGATGTTGCGCAGATCAATATCGTAAACAGCGCCAAGGTCTAGTGTTTCGTTGAATTGATAACTGCCTGAACTTATGGGACTTCCCGTCAGGATCAATCCATTTTCGCCAGAACTGTAGGCCATAGATGTAGAAGTACCGTTAAATGGTGGACTATTATCTTCCTCCCGATACTCTTGAGCAAGGTATGTATCCTGTGGAGATGGTAACCGTGCAATTACACTTGCAGTACCAGCTGATTCATTACCGAGACTATCAACAGCGCGAATAAAATAAATACCTTCAAGTAATGGAACAATCTTGCGAGTGGCATTACCTGGAATAGCAGGAACAATATCATTGGATTGCCCCCAGGTAGCTGTTCCATCAATTAAAGGACAATGGCGAATGCGGATCTGACCTCCAATGCGCACGTCAATATCCTGTGCTTGAGGCCAGTACAATTCTGCGCTCTTATCATCAATTGGCGCAATAAAGAGATTTGGGATTGTTGCTGGTGGTGCGGTTTTACCAATAGCATTAAACGTTAGCAATGCTGGCACTGATGTTTTTAGTGTTACCGAGACTGCTGATATTTCAAAGTTGTATCGCCCAATGCCTGTGTTAAGAATTTCAAAATCTGGCGATACAGATTCAGCGATGACCCAGTTATTGCTACCAATGCGGTACCTAATTTTATACGAAACGCTACGCAGATTTGATTGCCAACTAAGAATAATTTTTGAGAGGACTTGTCCGCTATTTTCGTATAACAGTTCTTTAGCAGTTAAGTTTGTGGGCGTAAGAGGTGCTTCATTAAGATTGCTGATGTCCCGTGTTGTCAAAGGAATGTCGCGCTCGACGTAGTTATACTTGCTTGGATTATATGATAATGCTGTTACGACATAACTAGTTTCGTCTTGTTCGACAACAGATAGAACGCGAAAAAGCTGTGTTTCAATACTGCTATCTTGATAAATCCAGATACTACCCGATTGGGGAGTGTCACTGAAAGCACTGGTAACGGTAAATACTGCATTATTACGGCTGCTGATTGCTCTACTTTCAATTGTTCCATTAGGTAAAACAACTGAAATAGTAGAACTAGACCCTGAAAAGCTTATTGATGATACATCATCCGCCGTAATAGTGGTAGGTGTTGCGCGAATGATGCGGCCACCTGTACGCTCTCCAGAACGTACAGGATCAGCAACTTGAATAATTTGTCCTGGACGCACTAAACTACCGGCATCAATTCCAGTAGTAAAGCTGCAGGTTTCGGATTCATTTTGTGCTGTGTATAATAACCATTCCCCTACTCGGCGGGCCTGTGATCGGCTAGTACAGGCAAAAGCGTCAAGTTCAGTTTTAATAATTCCATAATTACTAATTGCTTTTTGATCTTCTACAACTTCAAATGCAGCATCTCGTGTACCATTAATATCAAAATATTTAACCACTGCAACTGTAGCACGAGTTTTTAATGCACTACCTGCGTAGGAAAAACCAGCTGGGCTTACATTACTGGTATTGAATAGGTAGGTTGGGTCTGCTGGGCGATCCTGGGAAATTGAAATAGAACCAGCACTCCAAAAAGGCATGGCACGAAAGATTGACGCCATCTGGTTAATGACGTTATAAGCCTCATCTTGCGTTTGAATATTAACGTTGCAAGCAAAGCGCGGTTCTCCGCCACCTTTGCCATCGGAAACTATAGTGCCAGCATATTGACTGGCCGCAAAAAAACTCCACTTATCTAAAATGCCGGCGTCAATATGATTACCTGTTCCATAGCGTTTTGATGTCAGCAAATCCCATAAACACCATGCAGGATCCGTTGTCCACTGTGCTTGTGCAAAAGTACCATTCCATGTGCCTCCATATGAAATAGCTCCATTAACTGGGTTAACTGTAGCATTACTTGGAATCGCAACTTTTAAACCTCGAATGCGATATTTACGTGATGGAATATTTCCAAATTGTGTGGCGTCTACACGGATACCAGCCAGAACACTGTTTGGATACCGCAACCGGGAGTATTTAATTTCAGTGTACGAAGTCCAGACAAGCTCTCCATTTTTCAGTGTAGATGCAAAATCAGGTGTTAATCGAATCACTCGGACATCAACTGGCAAACTTCCTGTTAATGCAAAACGTATTTCCCTTTGGTACAAATCAGTTGTTCGGCCATTAAAACTGTCAGTAATTACTCGTACAAAAGCACCACCGTTATACGATACCTCTACAGCAAAATCAATTAAAACACCTACAATATCACCATTATCTAAAAACTCTTGCATCTGTGGAGTAGACAGAGTTAAGCGAATAGCGTTAATGCCAACACTGTTAATTGTGCGTGTAATTGGAGTATCAGGATTTATTATTACACCAACGCTATATTCGGATTGAATTGTTCCTGATAAAGGGATGGCTTCTTGGTTTTGGGTACCATAGCGTGTATAGACTTGGACATTTTGAAAGTTATAATCGCTAGCTTGCGCAATATACGGATTTGCACCTGCTCGCAGAATTGGCGTATCGTCAAGAAAAATATCTTTGAGTTTGGCAATATTATATTCGTTGGAGTCTCGTGTAAAATCTTTTGCGCTTGGAAAACCTTCAATTTCACCTTCACACAGTAGATCAATAATTTCAGAATATTGAACTGAATCAAGATCATCTGGAGCTCTAAATGGTGTATAGCTCATGCTGTTACCTTTTCAGTGCTAATACCACTAGATATCACAATACTACCCACTATGACCTCACCGTAGACAACGGGCACGGGTACACCCTGTCGGCTTACATTCTGAACTCCACTAAAACTATACGAACGGCGTGGATCTGTTTCACCATCCTGGCTTACTACATTGTTCCCTCCACCTCCACCTCCACCTCCACTTGAAAAACCTAGATTTAATTTTGGCGTGGGAGTTATTAGTTGCGCAACGCCTCCAAGAACAAGTGATGCCCCAATTGCACCAATGGCTCCTGCAGCAACTCCACCAATAATTCCTGCACCGGCGCCGCTAGCAGCCAACCCTGCACCTAAACCCAGGAATCCCCCTACTGCTGGACCAAGCACAATTGCTGCAGCGATCAAGCCAATTCCAATTAGGATCTTACTAACTCCACCGCCAGCACCAGCAATCACTGGAATAATGCTGATCACCTCACGCTGTCCCGTGGGCAAGTGTAGTTCACCTGGGTCCTTGCCCAGTTGTAATGCCCGGCTACCTACACGCACTTCGTAGTATTGGTCGGCCATGTGCTTTTCCACCTGGGGGAAATTAGCCAGTAGAAAACGCACTGCTTCGGCTGCGTTTGCAACCTGCGCTCGAAACACCTTCCGTTTCAAGAACCGAGCTAATGCGCCATAAACACGGATCGTGCGCAACATTTCAGTCCATCCTGCTGCTATGGCGCAGAAAACGCCCGGTCGCCTTTAAATAATACCCCCCGTAGACGTCTCGGCTACTAAGACGTTCGGTTGCGTGGTGCAGGATTTGCTGATCACCGAGATACACAGCGCAGTGATTTAACTTTGATGTCCCTAGAGCCATAAGGATTGCGTCGCCATACTCCAAGTCATCAAAACCGATCTCGATGAATCCGGTTGCCTTCCAGCTGGAATCGAATAGAGGATTCTGCGTAAAATCCATCAATCTCGCTGGTCTTGGCCAGTCACGTAGTTCGAGCTGCCATTCCTCGGCGTACCAATCGCGAACGAGAGTCCAGCAGTCAGTAACGCCCCAAACCCATTCGCGGCCAATCAGTGGGGCTTTATAACCGCTTGGTTTGATCTCGTTCCAGATATCGACGTGGGGACTGTAGATGTGCCAAGGGACGCCAGTGCGCTCGCAAGCAACAAGGTCAGCTTGGCTGGCTTGCGGGCTAGTAACCGGATGGCTGTGGACTACGCCAACAATCTCTCCAGCATCTTCTGCTGCAGCCCAGTCCGTAGGATCAAGGATAAAAAAATCTTGATCTGTTGCCAAGTTTTTACAAGGCCAGTAGCGCTCTCGGCCTTTGATGACCACCACCAAACCACATGCCTCGCGACTAAGGTCAGCCGATAGATGCTCAACAGCCTTTATACGCCAGTTCATACGTACTGCTGGCCAACACCAGGGAAAGATCCGAATGGTAAATCTACATTAGTACCAAACCGTGCTTCACAACTGCTCAACCGTTTGCCACATACATCGAAAAAATCACTTGGGGCATTTGTCGGGATCTTGGGCTCTACATTGCTGTAGTATCCGGCATTCCAAATTGCAATATTATTAACGTCGTATTGCACAAGGTTTCCATCGTCTTGCAGGCTAAGAATTCCAGCTGAACTATTAACGCCATTGATGCGATACTCGCGGCCAACAGTGCTGATTGTCCCCAATGGGTGGGTGCGGAATGGGTTACCTGCTGATGTAGTTAGTGAAACATTAACAAATTCGTCTAAATACCATTTTCCAGTGCTTGTAACATAGATTTCGCTGTTAAATGTCCATGACCTAGCCTGGCCGCTGTAGTGACCCGCTGGCAATGTGTAGTTTGCGGTAGCGTTAAATGTTAATCTAATCGTGCGTGTGCCCAGCGTAAAAGTGCGCGATACTGTTCTAGTTTGTCCAGCTTGCGTGACAGCACTACCAAAAATTTCATACAGGAAAGCGTGTTGTCTGTTATCCCCTGTTTGCGCTGGGACCTGTGGCTCTGCAGCACTTGAGTAACCACTCGTAAATGTTGTAGAGCCTTGAGTGGTAACGGTAAGTGTTCCAGAATCGCTGATTGCAAGTGTTGAAACAGGAAACACAGCTGTGCCAGGTTCCGCTGACCTTCCAGTTGCTGTGCTCCACAATCGTGTTTCAGCGTATGTTATAACTGATGGCTCTACGCTACTTGCCGTATTAGTCCGCCATAGCGCTGTATTATCAGTAGCATATAATACAAGATCGCCAGTATTTTCTAATTTCCAGCGGTACCCACGCCACTGGGAATAAAGCTGCCTATTGCTCCACCAAACCGCATTATTACTGGTGTTGTATAAAACCAAATTGCCATCAGCTTGAAAATAAGCATAATGAGCATCTGTGTATGCAGTTCCGCTACTCCATACAGGTGTATTGTAATTTTGCTCTGCTGTGCCTCCTGTACCTTTTCTATAAAGAACCAAATTGCCATCAGTTTGCATTGTTAGGCGGTACCAGCCATTGGCTGAATACAGTGTTTGCTCTTTATAGAGCTTGCTGCTTTCAGTGTTTGTTGCGAGTATTTGTCCGGTACCAGTTGGGAAATTGGGTGCGGGTGATGTTACTGTTGTTGAGGCATTATTTGTGCCGTTGATTACAAGATTGCCATCATTCAACAGAGAAAGTTGTTTGCCTGTCCATTGTGGATAGGATCCTTTATTGCTTTGCCATACTGGAGCATTGGCAGCAGTGTATAGCACCAGGTTTCCATCACTCTGGAATTGTGCGTAGGTAGCATTGAGGCCACCAGTGCCAGAATTCCAGATAGCTATGTTGTAATTTTGATCGGCCGGACCGCTGAAAATTGTGCCTTTGCTATAAAGCACTAAATTTCCATCGGACTGAAGAGTCAGTCGATACCAGCCGTTGGGTGAGTAGAGATTCTGACCAATTGTTAATCTGCTGCTACTTGAGTCTCCAGCAGTAAGAAAACCTGGGCTGGTTGGAAAATTGGTCGTTGGTGTAAAACTTGTGGGTTGCAAATACGAGCCAGCATTCCAAATAGCCTGGCCATCTGAATACCTGTAAAGTACCAGATTACCATCCTGCTGAAAAATGGCCTTGCAGGCTTCAGCTGTATCAGTAAACCATATCGGTTTGTTTGCTTTGTTGTAAACAACGAGTTTTCCGTCCCGTTGCATCAACAACCGGTACCATCCATTTGCAGACGTTAGGTATTCTCCTGGCCATAACTCACGGGTACGAGGAGCCGCATCCGACTGTACTGAACTTGTGCTCGCTTCAAAATTCTGCGCTGCAACAAGCTGCAAATTGTCCGCATCGCCTTGTGGATAAACCTCAGGAGTAAGATTGACAAATGTAAGATTTGAAATTGACGCTACGTTTGGCGTATTTGAATTCCACGTGGCTTTATTTGTGCCATCATATAAAACAAGGTTGCCATCTGTCTGATACTTAAATGTTGATACCCCCGCATTACCAGTTAGCGTACTCCAGACAGCTTTGCTGGCTTTGTTATAAATGACAAAATTGCCATCCTCCTGCATTAAAGCGATATACCAGCGGTTCGGTGAGGTCAAAAATTGATTGGGGCCGATTATGGTGCCAGCTGTGATGTTGCTTGTTCCAACTGCGTAGTTGGGAGCGGTTACAAAGTTTGCGGCTACGTCGTTCTCATCAAAGGCGGCAGTACCCGTGTATCCACATTCAGGGCCACGATATTTCCACTGGCAGATGCTGCTGATACATTGACGACCTGGTAGCCTGACATTAACCAAATCAATAGCTGTGGCTAACTCAAATTCAATGTAGTCACGATTTTCAGCTACTTTACGATCTACTGCATAGATTTCCCGTGGTGCTTCGGCTGTCTCATCTGGATTACCAAACGGGTTTTTATTCTCTGGAAAATTAACAGCATCTAGGTACCTTGCACAGGTGCGAATCCTGATGACCTTGGCACCCATTAAGTCATTGCCTGGTGTTATACCATTGACATTAAGAAGTACCGATGTGACAAAGCTAAATAGATTGGCAACTCGTAACATGGGACGTGGCAATTGAGTACCGTTGTACTCAAAACCAGAAACTTCAATCGGAAAACGTTGATACCTATTTCCTGCCCAAACAATATCGCCATTGGCTTGGCGCATATTAGTACCAGAGTGAAACCGGTAAATCTCGTTGCTGCCATGTAACTCAATTCTTGTGTGCAGCTCAAAAAGTTCAATAATGGCTGAAGGTGCCAGTGACTGAAGTTCTGAAATAATAGACGTCATAGATCAACTACCTCACGAAATGTTGCCGTAATTGACCATGCTCCAGGTGCAACTGCAGATAAATCCCAATCCTGACAAATAAATGAACCAACTACACCGTTAGGCGTAAGCCAGTTGAAATTTTCTGACCCACCACGGGCATCAAGAAATCCGGTAATTTGATCTTTGACTACAGTGGTCACATTATCAAATGAAACACTCCATGATTTTAAGTCCGTGTTTAATCCGTAACGGATCCGTTGTTCGTATCCATCGCCAAACTGCATACCTCGCACAGTTGGCTTACTGGTTTCCTGTGCTCCGTAGCTTGGAACCCATATAAAAGTTGTGCCAGCCATCAGCTTAACAATCCACCTGGGCGTTTTTGCTTAATCAATTCTGCCTGAACAGCAGTGGAGATTGCAAGTCCCAATTGCCTGCTTTGTGCTTGATCACCTTGCACGCTAGAGCCGCTGGCATCTACGTTAACAGTAACACTGGTGCTGCCGCCGCCAAGGGCGTTGTTTGGCACGATGCTGCCGCCATGCTTAGGCGTGAACAGCTCGGGGCCACGTTCGCCGACCATGTAAGACGATCCAGCGCTGACTGGGCCGCCTATGGCGCGTTTGCCAAGGCCACCAGTTAAGAAACTGAAAAAGCCAACTCCGTCATTGCCTGCCAGGCTGGTCAGAAGTTTCATGATGCCACTTGTAATTAACTGTCTGGCAATATCTTTTAGCACTTGAGCTGCTGATTCACCAAGACTTTTGGTCCCTTCAACTGCGCCAGTTATTGCATTTATCACTCCTCCTGTAATTGTTGTACCAATTTGATTGTAGATAGCATACAGTTGATCTGCCTGTTTTAGTTGCTCTTGTAATTTTTCGTTTTTGGCTACAATTGCTTCAACCTCTTTCTGTTGCAACGTGGGATTGTCCCGCATGATTTGCTGAATAAGCAAGCGTTTTTGATATTCTTGTTCCGTGCCAGCAAGTTTAGCTTTCAGCAATTCCCCTTCTTGAATGTGCGGGCGTATTGCGGCTTCAGCCTGCTTGGCTATTTGTACTTGATTCAAGATCAATTGTTGCTGCGTGTCCCTCTGCGCAATTACGACATCTTGCAGCAATGTTTGCTTTTTGGACTGCAACTCTTGTGGTTTTAGCTTTTCGTATTCAAGTTTTGAAATTTCCGCACTAATTTGTGCCAGTTTTTTCTGACCTTCTAAACGGATGGCAGTCTGCTTGTCGTTTACTAAGTTAGCTTCAAATATTCTGTTGTCTATGCCGTAAATTTGTTGTTTCAAATCGCGTTGAATCGCAAGGTCACCAAGTGAATTTTTGAGGCGCAATGCCTCTTCTGCTGCTTTTTCGGCTGCTCTTTCAGCATCGGATTTGCCTTTCTTTTTCTTGCCGCCGCCAGTTTCGCCAAGCAATGCAGGCACGGCAGATGGCTTAAATACATTTGACTGAGCTTTGTTAAGTTGCTGCTGTGCTGCTAAATTTTGCTGGATTTTCTGTTGGATAACTCCCTGTAGCTGAACGGCGCGGCTAGCATTTGGATCCTCTGCGCCAATCCGTTGTAGGACTGTCTGATAATTTGCCAAATACTGTAAATTTTGCTGGATGCCAGCTTTGTTCCTCTGACTGCTGACTTGACCGATACCTTTGGCAATTCGGTCTACACCTTCAGAGGTTGCTCCAAGATTGATTGCTCCAGTAGCACCAGCAAGATTTCGTGCAAATCCACCGCCACGGCCTGCTGCTAATGCGGCATTGATCGCATCAACTACTTGAATAGCTTGGGCAAAAATTGCTTTTAATGCAGGTGTCAGTACAACACCAATTGTTCTAGCAAGCTGCTCTACTCCATCGGTTAATGTGCTGAATTTTCCTTGAAGTGTGTCACTCTGGGCAATTGCACCATTTGCATATTTGCCACCAGCATCTGTCAATCGCTTAACTGCAACTTCAACAGCTTCTGCGCTAATGCGACCTTTGCTGAGCGCTTTCTGGAATTCCTCACCAGTCAGACCATACATCTTGCGCAATTCATCCTGTAGCGCAACACCACGCTCTTGGAATTGCAATAATTCTTCGCCTTGCAAACGGCCTTTTGCCTGCACTTGGCCATAAGCCGTGGCTAGACCTTGAAGCTCTGCACCAGTGGCACCAGCTACATCAGCAAGCCGTCTAGTGGTTTCAACAACTTTGTCGCCTTCAACTCCAAAAGCGTTAAGACGCTTGGCTGTGTCGATTAGCTCTGTACTGGTAAATGGCGTGACTGCGCCAAGCTGCTGGAGCTCTTGAATGATCGATTTGGCCTGCTGGACGCTACCAGTCAGAACCTGAAGACTTCTTGTCTGTGTCTCAAGCTCTGCTGTTTTAGCAAAAACAAACTTTAATGCTGAAACAACAGTAAACGCACCAACTAAACCAGTTACAGCATTTTTAACTCCATCAACTGCGCTTGCAGTTGCCTTTGATGCTGCACTGACCTGATTCAGGTTTCGTACAGCACCCTGACTATTGACTTGAATATCGACTGAAGCTACTGCCACGGATCGGCCACTGCTATTGCGTAAGTCTACCTGCTACGCTGCTTGGCTTTGTCCATTTCCTCGCGTTCGCGTTTGCCTTTCAGCTCGTAGTACGCGGCAAAGTGGATGAACTCCGCATCCGTCAGTTCCTGCCGAAGCCGACTCACCGTCATGCCTAGCTCGGTGGCTAGGAACATTTCAAAGTAAAGCCAGCTATCGGCCTCTAGTCGTTTTTTGCTTCTTCCAGCGACTCAGGCGCACCAAGGCCAAAGAGAAACAACTCCAGTTCGTTCAGTACCGACTCGGGCAGTTCGCGTTGCAGCTTGGCAGCATCGGCGGATGCAAATGCTTTGGTGCCGTTTTCTAGCTCAGCCATGTGGCACAGCATCTGGGTGCTGATGTCCAAGGCTTCCTCGGATCCAGCCAGGCCAGATGCACGCTTTCGATCAGCGCGGGTAATTGGTTTGAAGTACAACGACAGCACTACGGTGCCATCTTCCTTCTTGATGTTGAATTGACGCCGCTGGTTTAGGTCAAAAGCCCCGGTGAGTAGATCAACGGGGCGTGGTGTGGCAGGCATTAGATCGAGGTAGTAATGGCACCGTTCATGGTGAAGTTAACCGTCACCATTTCCAGTTCGCCAACCGTAGCACCGTAATCAGCAGATGTGATCACAATGGCACCGGTAATTTTCTTGCCGCCGGTTTCATCAAGGTACAACTCAACGTTGGCGTTGCCTTCGTCAGTTGCTACGTTGACATCCCTGAGCAGGTCAAGTTTGTCACCAGCGCTAGGTGCGTCATACATGATTTCCATGCTGCCGCTGCCTGCGATCAGACCGCCGATGTTGGCTTTGTAGGTTGCGCCTTGGGCAGTCGTCTCCATGACATCCTTTTCCACGGTCATAGACCAGGAACGCACAGCAGCAATTTCGCTGAGTGCCGCACCAGAAGCATCCTTATCAAAAAAGATGGTGCCTTGTTCGCCGCGATAGAAAGCCATGATCAGATCGTCGAGGTGGTGATGGTGCCAGTAGTCACGAAGTTACAGGTGATAACCTCCAACTCGCCAACAGTGGCGCTGTAGTCGGCAGAAGTGATCAAGCCAGCAAAGCTGATCTTCTTGGTGCCGGTGGTGTCAAGGAACAGCTCGAAGGTTGCCACACCTTGATCGGTTGCGGTGTTAGCAGCCTTGATAAACGTGCTGGTTTCGTCGGCGCTGCTGGCTGTGTACATCAGCTCAACGCTGCCAGAACCGGCGATCAGTCCACCGATGTTGCTCTTGTAGGTAGCACCCAGGGCGGTGGTTTCCAACACGTCTTTTTCAATGGTCATCGACCACGAACGGGTGGATGCAATGGTGGTGTTAGCAGAACCGGCATCGTCAAATTTGACTGAACCTTGTTCGCCGCGATAAAAGGCCATGATTAGAGATCCTCGAAGGTTTCAAAGGTCATTCTGACCTGAGTTTGGAAGTACCCTTCGGGAGACGGCGTGGCCACCACCTCTGGGCCAGTTGGGGGATCAAAGCGAACCCCGGATACGACAATTCTATTGTAAAGGTCTCGTACTCTTTTGCCGACGGTGAAGTTGGTGCCTGGGCCAACACCTTTAGCGGAAAAGATATTTACAACGATGACACCAATGACGCTGTTGCTGGCGCCAGCCGTGCTGCCCATGGTCATGTAGTTGTTAGTGCCGAAACTGACGGTGCATTGCACCCAAGTGCTGCCTGGTATGGGCGTGTAGGCCACGTTATGAAACACCACTGGTATAACTGGCGCAGTAGCCAGTTCAGTGGCAAGCCTGCCTTCGACGATGGCGCGTATTGCGTTGAGATCTAGTGCAGCCATTAGCCTTGCCTCCCGATGGTGTCAGCCAATTGCCTAGCACGATTGGTCATCTGCCGGGCAATGATGTCCACCCAGCCTGGTGCTGCTTGTTTGGACCAGTTTTGGTAAGCCAAGCGTTCAGCATATGGCAAAGAGTTATGAATGGAATATGTGTTGCCAACACGCTCAGTACCAGGTGTGTAGTTGATGCCTGTCGGAGGTGTTGGTGCTGGAGTTGCCGGTGGTGATGTTTTGCCCCTGTTGGCTCCTGTTGCAGCTTGCTGCGCCCCAGCATCGTAATTTCCAGTGGCATTTTCCCCAATTACCCAGCTAGCACGAAACCGACCTGTATCAACTGGGCTTTGGGATTTAACTTCTTGATCCGTTTCAAGCACCACCACACGCATTAGTTGGTTCATCTGTTCTTCACAGAAGTTACCAATACCGCCGATGTTGATGCGTCTTGCCATGATCAGGCTCGAAGGACCAGTTCGTAGGTGATTGCCTGGTTGTCTTGCTCGATGGTCTGCACGGTGATGATCTGGTGCGACACGGTGCTGATGATCACGCGGTCGGCGGTGCTTGGCGTTACGGCTAGGTCGGTTGCCGCGATGAACAACCGCTTATCACCGGCTTGGATTAGCTCGTTAACCTCACGGGCGTTCACATCTTGTAACACGCCATGCAGGCTGTAGTCGGTTGCCGTCTCTGTTACAGCGCCTGTGGACGCGTTGTAGGCGCCGCTGGTGACCCGCCTATAGGTCAACGCACCACCAAACTTACCCATCAGCTTGGAGGCGGTCTTCTGTAGCGAAGAAGCAAGTGCCATTACGCAAAGACTCGGTACGGATTGGCGGGTTCTACAAGATAATCATCCCACCCATCAGGCAACACGCCAGCAAAGTTGACGTGGAAGCCAACTGTGTCAGGAATTCCACCAATTACGTCAATCGCGTGGCCGTGGGTGTAGGCAGTCAGGGTGTCGTCAATCAAAAACCCAGCCTCAGTGGCAGCAGTGGTCCAGGTGGATTCGTCGGGGAAGCGTAGGAAGTTCATGGTTGGGTGATCTGCTGAAGGGTGGTGTCGGTGAGACGGGTAGGCCAGTAGATGAGACGCTTGATGATGCCATTTTGATAGTTATTGGCTTGATCATTGCCAATCAAAAGCTGAGTAACAGTAGGCAGCGTGCCACTGGTGTCAGTAACAGCACTGCCGTTATCACTTGCCATTGCAAAATTATTAACTGCATATCCAATGGCAGCCCTAGTTTCTGTATTTATTGAAATAGTTCCGCCATCAAGATCAGCTTGCGTAGCGCCACCATCAACTACAATAAATTTAGGATCTGTTGTACTGCTGTAAAGATTCATCCGCTCATTGGCGGTGCCATCGTTGAATGTAGCGACGCTTCTAGTGCCACTTGCTGGTGTCCTGTATTGGGCAAATAGCGAACCTTCGTTGGCATTAAACCAATTATTAAAGTTCGACCCGGTAATGCTGGCCACATCAGCAGCACGGGTTGCAGTGGTGCCAGTTGTTGGGATATAGGACGTCATAAACGCACCAGCCTCAAACTGTGCGCCCCATAAGTACAAGCCAGATGACCCGCCTGTGTACGTTGTCAAAACACCAGATGTCATCTGGAAAGAAATTGAAGAAGAAGCTGATGAAGTCGTACAGGTTGCAGTACAACTGATCCGCACCCAACCGTTTGCATAAAACTGAAGCGATGTAGCAACAGGACTATTGGTCGGAGTAATTACACCCGTAGTTAAATCAAATCCAGCGGCCACTTGGGTGGTGAATTGAGCAGATGGAAAGAAAAGTCGAATGTTACGCGTTGGGGACACGCTGGTGTTTTGCTTGACCCAAACACTTAACGTGTAACTAGTTCCAGCAGTAACGCTAAAATTGCTTTGCAGAACGTGGGTGTTGGTACTGGTGTCTTCAGTCAGCAGATCAGCAGTGGTTGTTCCATCTGGTGCTGTCGTTTGATTGGTGGTCAGCGTAGCTCTGGTAGTAGTCCAGCCAGTACTGAAATCAGCGCTAGCGGTCACCAGATTGGTGCGGGCTTCTTCCACCAGCAAACCAAGACTTTCACCCGTTGTTGGGTTGTGGTCGAAGCGGGCCTCATTAGTGGTTGCTGTTTTAACTATTCCATCTGATCCTGTGTATGTGGCAGAGCTGGCGCGGGTGAAAGTGACAGGACTGCCGCCGCCATAAGCATCACCTAACGTCTTGTTGTCCGCAAACCGTAGGTCAAGACTTGGCAGCGCACGCGCTGTCTTCCATAGCGCATTGCGTGCCCAGCTGCCAGCTAATGCGCCACCGGGGACAACGCTAGTCCGTGATGCGCCTAACGCCCGCATCAGAGACCAGCCTCAAGTGCGCTGATACGCAGTTCAACTGTGCTAGCGCTGACAGGTGTGTAGGCACCTTTGGTTTCGATCTCGACGTAGAGCGTGGTGCTACCAGTTGCCATTTTGATCATCCGACCGATGTAGTCAGTTTGAGCGTAAAGCGTGCTGCCAAAGTCCACAGGCGTTGGGATGTCAAAGAACCCCACATAGTTGGTGCGGTCGCCACTTACCAAATCAAATACAGCATTGTCAGCAATTGCCGTGGGAGCTGCGTTGTAAAGATGCACTCGAAAGTTGGCCATTCCGCTAGGCACTGCGCTATCGCTAAAAATCAACGCAGCACTCTGAATCAAGATATAGCCACTATTGGGCCCCATATTGCTGAACGTCAGGATCGCGCTGCCACCCGTGTCACCCACCACATCACCAGCGGTATAGGCCGTCGTATTGCTTGGCCGGGTGATCGTCACCGTAGACCGGAAACCAGCACTAACAATGCCTGCGGCATAGGTGCCATCCGTTCGGCGCCTTGCAAAAATCTCATCACCGCCGGGCGAAATTAGCGACATGGTTCAGCTCCTACGAATGGCAATGTTGCCTGGTCCACTGATTCTAAGCCCTGTTAGGTATCTTTCCATCATTGGTGGCACCTTATCTACGCCAGCTTGTGGACTGTTGGTATTCAGGCTGACGCTGATGGGGCCGATGCTAACGCTGTTGTAATCCTCAAGACCACTTAGGCCGAGGCTATCAGTGTTGTTGTTGAGGTAGACGGCCAGCACCACCTGGGCTTGCTTGATCTGTGGTGGGATCTCACCGTCAGTGAAATAGTCGGTAGTAATGCGAAACGGGAAACCGGTTGCGTAGGTATTGATGTATGTATCAGGCTTCCGTACTCCAGTTCTAGGCCATTGCATTGACTGGGTGTCAGTAGCGCGAGCACCAAGAAAGCGTTCACGGTCCAACCTCTGGGCAGCGGTGTACAGTGCGCGGTTTTTGGCATCTGTGGTAGCAGTGCCCCATGCGGTCACGTCCGCATCAAGCACCAAACCATCAACAATGGCTTGCGCATCAGCCAGCGTCAGGTAGGTGTTCGCTGTGCTTCCGCCGATTGTTGCGACGAGGACGATTGCCATTGACCGGCTCGGTAATTACTTCAGGTGCTACTTCTACGGTAGCTGGCTCTTCAACGGGAAAAGAGGCCACCTCGTTAGAGGCAGCCTCCAGTTCACGCATTCGCCGGAAAGCGAATAAACCCATCAGGAACGGTAGAAAACAACCGTAGAAGCGGTTGCAACCCGACCAGTGAAGGTACCGCCGCCAGCTGCTGGGATAGCAGCAGCGCCAACCACAGTGACGCCAGAAGCGCCAGCAGTCAGGGTGACGGTATAGGTAGACGCTGCCAAGTTGACAACATTCATCTCAAAGGTCTGACCGATCTTGGCTTGAAGGCCAAGTTCCGCGATAATCGCTGCGCCCGTGGGAGTGGTAAGCGTGCGGTTGGCTGTAGGAGTCATCGTGACGATGCTCGCAACTGCCTGAGGTGCGGTCAGTGTGGTGTTGGCATCAGTAGCTTCCAGAAGAAGCTTGCCGGTGGAGTGGCGACCAAAAGGAGGCGTTTCCAGTTCAAAAATCGAAGCCATGGTTAGTTCCTCCTATTAGTAGTTGGAAGTAATGGTGGCGCGGACGATACCAATGTTCTTGGTTTCGTACACTTTCGACCAGTTACCAACTGTTGCCAGTTGTGCCTGTGTGGGGTTGGTGGTTGTCACCGCCCACTTGGCGCCAACAGGGTGGTACACGTTGTGCCAGTCAACAGCCATCGCATCAGATTTGGCCAGGATGTCCCGGTCAGTTTCAGTACGCAGTGCTTGCTGTTCGCCAGTAGCGATAGCGCCGCTGGTGAAGAAATAGCAAGCGTAGTTGGTGCTGCTGACGGTGATATCGTCAGAAACGATTACACGCAGACCCATGTACACGGGAACGGTGTTGTCGCCACCGTAGGCAGCAGCCATGGAACCGCCACCGAAAGTGGTGGCAGTGCCGCGAGCATCAGCAGTGCTGACGTAATCGATGGCTTTGCGCTCAACCAAGTCGTAGTAGCAAGCACTGTGCATGGCGATAGCAGAAAGCTTGTCGCCTTGATCGCCAAGCTTGGCGCGTGCTTGTGCAACTTGCTTGGGACCAAGTGAGGTCATGCCGCTAGTGGCAAAACGCAGCGCGTCGAAAGCAGGTGAATCAGAACCGGTCAGGCTGCCAAACACACCTTCAAGAGCCTTGTACAGGTCTTTCTGCTGTTGGTTGGCGATGTATTCACCAACTTTGGCGCCGATAGCGGCCATGGGATCCGAACCAGCCGCAAGGGCAGCGAGGTCACGAGATTCAAATGCACGACCACGGTGCAGAATCACGCCAACTTGGGTGTCAGCGGAAATCTTGCCAGGAATCATGCTGGTGGAATCAGTCAACACTTCAGCGTCGCCACTGAGGTTGGCTTTCCAGAAAGGAACTTTTACGAAGTCACCGCCCTCGGTGGCATTTAGTTCCGCCATGGGTTGAACAACACCAGATGCCAGGAATTGGTTCCGAGCGGTGGTCTGCTCAATCACATACGGAGTAAAAACCTCAGGAATGATGACATCGGAGCGAAGAGTCGCCACGGTGTTTCTCCAAAGAACGTTTTGTGCGTGGTGGGCGTAACCCAGCGGCTCGGCGTAACCTTGCTGCTAATGCGTACAGCTTAGCGGTTGGCAGCTGCCTTCAAACGATCGTACATATCACGGTCAGTTTTGTATAGGCGTGATTGCTCAGTGAGGTTGAAGTTATCTGGCGTGAATGGATTTTTCATTCCAGTGATTTCAGCATTGCTGCTGCGACCTGCTGGTGCGCCACTGCCTTGTGGCCTAGGTGCTTTCTGCATCCAGTTAGGAAGTGACTTGGCCCATTCAGCAACAGGTGTGCGTTGGTAACCATCGACCACAACGACTGTGCCATCTGATTCACGTTCGATTTGATCACTGCTGAGTTTGCTTTTTAGGACGTAATCAGGATCATGGACAATTTCTGCCAATGCAGTCATGGCAGGCGTCATTAGTTCTAGTTCACGGATGCGATTTTCTAGTTCAGTGATGCGTTGATCCTTTTCAGCAGTGGCTACACGAAACTGTTGTTCCAGTGCTTGCCGTGCTTCGCCGTACTTGCCCTGCTGTTCAAGTTGTTGTTGCTCGTAGTTACGTTTGAACTCGATCAACTCATCAACATTGATGCCATCTGGGACAGCAGGTGCCTTGGCTTTATTTTCCTTGAGCTTGGCGATCAGCTCATAGTTTTTGCGTTCCAGTGCCTCAATACTGCGTTTGAGGGCATCTGTATCGTCGCCACCAGTTACCGTAGGTTCCTGGATCACATCGTCAGTCATGAAATGCCCGTAGGGTGTTCACGTTCAGTGTATGACAGCTTTGCAGTCGTGGCCAAGCGCGAGTGGAACACACCGATTCGGGAGCCTTGGAACCCGGTGATCAAGGAAGCGCTTCATGGCGTGGACAACCATGTGCGGCTGTATCTGGCCACGGGTGACGTGTGGCACCTCAAGCAAGCAGGCTTGTTGCGTGGCTATGTAGTGGCGCTGAAGGAATGGATCAATCAGCAAGAAGTCACCACTTAACCTTGTTTGCCCAATAGGCAGCAGACATCTTGCCTTTGGCGATGTTCTGTGCATGGCGTGCCTTAAAAGCATCACGCCTTGCTTTGTCAGCGTCTGATTCGTTTTTCCGTGGTGGGCTGCCGCTCACACCTTGTTGACCAAAGCGAATCAACTTGACGGTTTCACCATCTTTTGCCAGTACGGCATGGGACTTGTCTGGATGTTTTGGCGTCCGCTTGGGCTTGTTGTACCCGTCAAATTGCTCGCCACGATACGTGATCACTTTTTCTTCTTTGGTTTGCGTGGCTTGGCGGTTTTAGCAGCTGCCTTGAATGCTGCTGCACTGGGGCGACCTTCTTCGCCATGGTGTGCCATGCGTTCATGACTACCGGATTCAATCCGCTTGCGCTTGGCATTGATGTTGGCGTAAAGACCAGGTTTCTTAGGCATCACTTCATACCTTTTTTCTTGGTGGGCTTCTGCGTCTTGCCTGCTTCGCTTAGTGCAATGGCAATTGCCTGCTTACGACTTTTCACCTTGGGACCTTTGCCGGGGCCTGGCTTGCCGCTTTGCAGTGTTCCCCGCTTGAACTCCCCCATCACCTTTGCCACTTTTTTGTCGGCTTTCGTCGGTTTCTTGGCCATGGGTAAGAGATTCCGTGTGTCCTAATGGTAGGCCGGACTGATCAACCCATTGGATGGTGCCGTCTTCCACCTTCTGTAGCCGTGCGACTACAACAGCCTCGCCAACTGCGACCTCAACCCAGTCGGAATGAACACGACCGTCGAGGTAGTAGCGGATCTTAGGGTTTGCCATATCGTTGCTGTAGCTGCTTCAACGTTACTTCGCTGCCGTCTTCACGGACCATACGTGCTAAGGCATCACGCGAGCCAACCTTTTTGATAATCTTGTTGAAATACGCCGCACGAGTTGAACCGAGCACTTCAGCCTGGTATGCCATCGGTTGTTGCTTGAGCCACTCGCCATAGTTGAGGCTGCCAGACACAGGACCATCTGCTGATGCACGCCTGCTGGGTCCAGTGCCCCAGTCTGGTAGTGGGATACCAAGTGCCTGGTAATCAATAATCGGGATAGTGGTGCTGCGGCAGTTGAAGTGGACAGGTGGTGTGGGACCGTCGCCATACTTGAATTCCCGGCCATCAAGTGATCGGCAGATGGCTGAAGTGCGACCGTCAAGCGTAGCGACGTACCTGTACTTGCCGGTAATGTCTGGATTGGCGCGGTAGACCTGCTGACTGGCTTGGTTGCTGACATCCTGCACACTGGTCCGCACGATGGTGAGCACCTGATTGTTGGCCATCTTGGTGACCTCACCACCAGCCAGTACACGTTGCCGGACTGACATGGCCTGCTGCCCAAAATCAAGGTTGCCCACCAAGCGTCGTGCGATCTGTGGCGTTGGTTCGCCGGTAAGGACGCCGTTCCGCACCACGGTGTTGAACATCTGCGCTTGCGACTCAGCCAAGCCACGGAATGCCTTTTCAACGATCTGGCCATTTGGCAGTGTGATGACTGCACCTTGACCAGCGGTGAGGTTGAAGGCGCCAGTACCTGGCAATGTGAAGTTGATTGCGGTTGGATCGACGCTGACCACAGTGGCAGCAAAGTTTGGCGCCACCTGCACGGTCTGCACCATCTGCAAGGCATCCACCTGCGATGGCAGCAGCTCACGCGCATCAGCCACGCCACCACGAATGGCCAGCCGTATCTGATCCGTGATGAACTGCGTTTGCAACTCAGCCAAGCCTTGCAGTTCCTGAGATACCAATGCCGTGCTGGTGCCTGCCCAGGTGTCCAGCGATTCCCGCAGTTGGGCAAGGATCACCCGCAGGCGCTGTGCCTGGTAACTGGCAGGGGACACGAGGCCACCACCTACTGTAGCTACGCCCATGTCAATACGGCGCAGGTCATCCACTGCACTGAGAATCACGTCGTTGTATGCGGTGACCACTTGGTTTGCCACGGCGTTGCTGTAGCGGTTCAGATCAATCGCATTGCGGTAAATGTTCGCAACAGGATCGTTGCGGTTGATCCGCCGCTTGAACTGATCAATGTCAAGCAGCCGCTGGGTGACGCCGCCGCTGTAGGTCATTGCGTGCTGAGATCCTCAGGAATCATCTGCTGATCTTGCTGCTGTTGCTGGTCCTGCTGCTGCTGACCGCCATTCATCTCGATCAGGCCGCCGTTTTGCGTGGCCATCAGTTCTTCCTCAACCTCGAAGTCATCACCAAGCACGTCGCCGTTGGCCAGTTGCTCCAGCAGCGTCTTCTGGCTGATCACACCAGCGGTGTAAGTCTGGAGTAAAGCAAGCTGATCGGCTGGTTCAAGCCGCGCACCAACGAAGTCGCGGTTCACGATGCTGTTACCCACCTGGGTGATGTTGAGGTACTCGGCATGGAAGCGCAGGCAGTTGTCAATCGTGTCCTGCACCTGCTGGGCGATCACCATCATGGTGCTGTCACCTTGGCTGCGGTCAATGCGCTTGGCCTCGGCAGTTTCAGCGGATAGCTTCTGGCCTAGGACAGCGGACAGACCCAACTCGTTGATCTGACCAGCAAGTTGTTCCAGCCGCTTGAACTGGGAATCGTAAGACTTGCCAGCAGGCTCGATGTACTCGGCGCGGCCATCAGCAGGGAATGCGATTGCTTCACCAGGGCCAGCGCTGACTTCTTCGGCTGCTGTGGGGAACCCGTAGAACGCCAGCATCGGAACGCCGCTGATGTGCAGCATGTTGTCCAGGTCGGATTGGATCTGGTACGTCTTGAGGTTCAGCTCAGCGATGTCTTCCATTGGCGGGCGTGATTCAAACATGCCGACGCGGTTGGAGTAGGCCACGCTGAACGGGATCTCACTAAGGCTGGTAGTGCCTTCATCAACGATCTCCCAGCTTGCCTTCTCGCTGCGTTGATGCAGCTCAAACGCACCAGGCGTCAGCACGCGGATTTGTTCCACCTGCTTTTCGCCATATAGACCATCTGCGACCACGATGCGCTCCATCAGCCGCAACTGGGTCAGCTTCTGGGCGCCTTCACTCATCTCGGTGCGCCAGCCAAGGATGTCCCGTGGCGTGTAGGTCACCCAGTATGGCCGTCCATTTTCACCAGCAGCAGGAGCATCCACAAGGACGCCAGCGTGGCCATAACGAACCATTTTGCGTCCAAGTTCATAGGTCCAGATGTTGAGATCGTTGCCTTGTAGGTCTACGTCAAACAGTTGCTCACGCACCACATCGGACACCTCTTCAAGGCGTACCGGCTTGCGGGTCAACATGCCAGCCAGCATCCGCTCAAGGCGCTGGTAGTACGGCGGGCAAACGCTGCGTGCTAGGCGGTTGTCATATGACTCGTCTTCCTCGCGTGGTTCCTGTGGCAGGTAGCGGCGATGCTTGCGGCGCATCTCGTAGGTGCCACCCATCAGATCCTCGATCAGGATCCAGTGGGGCTCCATGTTGGCCCAGGCACTGTTGGGATCGTTGACCGCCGCAACTTTGCGGGTCAACTGCATGTTGTATGGGTTGAAGCCGGAATACACGATGCAGCGCCGCTACTTTCTTACAATCTACTGCGGGAGAACGCGGTCGATTGTAATTCGTGCCTGACCGGTTGAATCCACCTTGATCACTTGGTGCTTGCGTGGCTCGTCACCCTTGGGCTTGAGCGCACGACCAACAGCGGTAACGATGGGGCGGGTCATGCTGCTTCCTCTTCGTCTTCTTCGCCCACGGTCAGGATGTCTAAGGCGATGCGCTGTTGCGTGAGCTGCAACGCGCCAAGCAGTTCGATAGCAGTCAGTTCTTCGGCACTGTCAACGATCAGGTCGTCCAGCGCGTCTAGGAAGGCTTCCATTGGATTGGAGTGGTGCGGTAAAAGGCTACCGCATGTTCCGGGGCAAGCGGAAGCCTTTACCGCTAGAAAGCAACGTGTTCTTTTTGCTTTTTGCACTGCGTAAAAATTTGGCTGGATTTGAATAAAAGTCGGTGGCCCTTCTAGATGTTCCGACTGAAGCTGCTCTGTTTTTTCCTGTATAAGATCTTCGTTCCTGTGTTTTGGCGTAATTAGCGTTTGCTCTGTTTACACGCCTCATGGTTGCCACACGCGCCTTGGCAGCTGCGACTGAAGCTTTTTCTTTGGCCTCTTGCTTAGGAGTGCGCTTTGGGCGCGTTGAAGTCATATTGCTTTGCACCTGCAATTTTTGAAGCCTTAAACCAGCTGCATTCGGACCAGCTTCTTTAATTTTTGCGTTAAGTGTACGAAGTTTTTGATTTTGAACTTTGCGGATATTTGCATTTACGATTTGTTGGCCAGTCTTGGGGATTCTTGCCGCCCGTGTTGGCTTAGGTGTTGCTGTCCTGTTTGCCAACTTTGCTGCTGCTCCAGGGTTGCGCTTAAGACCACCTTTCACACGCATGGCACCGCCAGAAGTAGGCAATCCGCTACGGCGTATGGCTGCTTTGTTGGCAGCATCAGCAGCTCGTGATTTAGCTGCAGCAGCTTTGCCGCGTGGCGTTTTATAGCCTTGCCCTTCACCACCAAACTTGACTGGCATATTGACGCGACCAGATTCGGCACTTGCTGCAAATGCTTTGGGTCCAGTTTTGCGGCTTTCTTTGGATGGAATAATGCGCTTTTTTGTTTCGCGTGTCTTACCGCTGGCAGTCTTCAACCGCCCGCCACGAGCTGTAGCGCCAGTGCCGCCTGATGCAAAGCGGCCTCGGTTGTCGCGGGAGTAACGGCGGGCCATGTACTTACCAGATCATTCGCGCAGTCTAATAGAGCCTGATACCCGTTCCTCTGCCAGCACCAGCGTGTAGCGGGTTGAACTCACGCCAGATGAGATAACCCAGCGCGTCGTTCATGTGGTCGTAGCCAGCATCTTTGTCGGGATCGCCTTTCTCGGTGTAACTCTGAAGCTCAAGGCACTCAATGGTCTTGACGCATGATGCAGCGATCTTGAGTCTTACTTCCCCTTTGCCATTCTCCAGCAAAGCCTGAACAGCAGCCACCCGATCCCGGACAGGAGGATTAGCCTTAGGTGACTGGTTAGACATGCCATAGCTTTCGAGAATAGCAATATCGGTTTGTGTTGCGTTTGTGCTGCGGTTGCCGCCGCTGGCGTCTGGGTAAACGTAGATCTTGTGATCTGGGTAGTGGGCCTTGATCTTCTGGGCCAGTGCGTCGGTGTCATGGGCACCGCTGATTTCGTCCACCACATATAGGCTTTTGCCAACGCGTACAGCGATCACAGCAGACATGTTGCCCACGTTGAAGTCCACGCCGATCCGCAACGGTTCGCGGCTGATGTCCGGACAATGTACGGACACATGCTTGGCGCGATCAAAGCGGTCATATACCTGACCTGTTGTCAGGTTGACGAACTCCCCGTCGAGGTAAGCCTTGAGTAGCTGCGGGTCATAGTTGGCCTGCATCCGCTCGATGAAGTCAGGCGGCAGGTATGGGTTGTCCTGCGTCCGCATCCTGATCAGCCGCCGATCCTCCCGGCCCTTGCCATCTTCACTGGCGAAGGTCTGCCACATCCAGCGGAAACCTTCCGGCGTTGAGGCGGCTGCAAACTGCCGCACATTGCCGGAACGCAAGCGGCCAAGGATCTTGGGAAATGCCTTGTTCGCAATGGCTGGGTTCACCGTGTCGATCTCGTCAGCCAGGATCCAGGCGCCGTTAATGCCGATGATCCGTTGCCAGTTTTCAAAGCTGCGGCACAGGATCTTGGTATCCCCGCCGGGTAGGTGCAGGTTGTACTCAGGCAGCGGGGAAGCGCGGAAAGTGTACGGGATGTCGTACATCTCAAGGAAGTCATCAAAATCGCTTTGCCAGATATCGCGAATCAGTGGACCCGTGGGCTCCATGACCACGCCGATGAAGCCTTGGTTGGCCATCGCAAGATGCACAGCCTTGGCGCACAGTGCCCGCGTCTTACCGGCGCCGTAGCCAGCGGACACGCCAAGGATGCTAGTGGTCTGGTCATCAACAAATGCAAGCTGCCCAGGGTGGAGGTCGCTACGGATGCGTTGCAGCACGTCATCCATGCCATCGCCAGCTTTGACTAGGAAACCAAGCAAGGGTGACGGCTCAACAATGCCGGTGAGCAGGCTCATCCGTTCAGGTCAAAGCGAAGCAGCCGGGCCTGAGTTTCCACAGCTTTGATGGCGACGCCGATGTTGCCCCGCTTCCGAGCTTCACGTTCGCAATCCTGCAAGCGGGAAAGGGCACTAACAAACCATTCATCGCGGTTTTGATCGGCCACCTCTTGCTGAAGTTTTCTAGCCCTTGCAATGTAATTTTCAGCCTGACGCTCGCTTATATCCCACTCCTCCGCACAGTGACGCACAATTTGCGTGCGGCTATATGCCTGCAAAAGAAGATCGTAGACCGTATTTACACGGCCATCGACTTCAACGTTGGTTCCTTTCTTTGCCATGAATACAGGTTAAGGCATGGCCCGAAAGGACGGCCAAGGGCAGTAACCGAGCTTTCCCACCTTCCCACCTTCCCACCTTTTGCTTAGGAGCTACCCGCAACCCATGCACGTATCCCCTGTATCCCCTATATACCCTATTACTACTACTCTTATATAAAGGTAGGATAGGTAGGAAGGATAGATAAGGCATTGCGCTCACTGGATTTTTGACTTTCCTACCTGTTTTCTGAAGGTAGGAAGAAAACCCATTTGAGGCAGCCATCAACGGTGGTGCGTTTTCTGACATATCCGAGGTCGCGGAGGATGTTGCCCACCTGCATCTGGTCAGAGCGGGTCTGGCGCTCGATGGGTTTTTGGATCGCTTCGGCCAGCAGGAGGCCCGTGGTGATGACTTTGGGGCGATTGTGAGGCGCTCTAAGCCATGCGTCGATGGGGGCCACCCAGGGCGACTCCACGAGGTAGGTGGTGTTTTCGGTTTGGACCTGTGACTCCTGGTCAATGGTGAGGATGGAGGTTTCACCGGCGCGGTATGCGGCAACTGCTGCGGCCCAGATGGCATCGCGTTCAATGAGGAGGTTGGGTACGTCAATGGGGTTCTGAAGGGTGCAGGTGACGGGTATGACCCAGAAGCGTCGGTTGCCGGTTTCGTCGACCAGAAAGCCGCTATCGCGGTTGGTAGAGCCAACGATGATTCCCCGGCGTGGGAAGGCTTCGGTTGCCTTGCCGTAGGGCACGCGGAAGAGATCGGTGGATTGAGAGAGGAAGCTTTTTATCTGGCCTGCGTGCTTCTTGCTGACGATGGAGTCCAGCTCGGCCCATTCCATGATCCAACTGCGGTGAAGAACCATGAGGTCGTCTTTGCTGCTGATGTCGCGGAGTGCATCGGAGAAGAAGGGGCCACCGATGGCAGACCAGAAAGATGACTTGCGGGCACCTTGGTCACCCATTAGGACGCAGGCATGATCGTGTTTGCAGCCGGGTTGAAAGATGCGACGCACTGCTGCGATGAGTGTGCGCTTGATCATGTGGTCGTAAAGGGTGGGTTGAGGTTCGGCGGCGTCTGCTGGGCGTAGGTAGGTAGACGCGAGGCGATCAATGTATGTGGGTTCAACCTGGGCCTCGACGTGTTCGAGGTAAAGACGAACTGGATCGTATGAATTTTCATGGGCAACTTTTACGAGGCAATCAAGAGCAATATCCTTGGATATTTTGTAACCCATTTCCGACAACTGGAGATAGAAGTGCTCGATATTTTTCGCTACTTGACCTTGAATTTCAATTTGTTGGGTGAAGATGTTGTAACGAAATTTTGACTCTTCATTGCCTTTTGGACGGAGCATGTCTAGGAGTTTGTTGGCTTCTAGTTTTTCAAGTTTGAACTTATCATTGTCCTTTTCTTTTGTGGGAGAATTTGTATCGGATGGACGGAGCACCGGCTCAGTTGGTTTCGACTGGCTGAGTTTTTCCTTTGGCCGCCAACCGTCAAGTTTGGCAAGGTTGCAAAGACGTTTGATGGAACGGTTGCCGCCTGGCTTGAAGGATTTCCAGTGAGTGTCGCAGGCTTTAGCCTCCCATTTTGGTGACTGCTTTGACCAGTTGTCCCATTCGGTAAGCAAGGAATCGTCTACGGACTGGAGACACTGACCAACCTCGATCCACTCGTCGTAGTCATTGGCACGTAATGGGTTGAGAGCGTCCAAGTAGATAAGTGCCCAGTCTTTATCAGTGCGATCGGTGCGGCGTGAGATTGGTGCTGGCAGGAGCGGCGTTGGTTCTGGTGTGGGCAGTTGGAGCATCTGCTCAATGAGCGCGAGCGGTGCCTCGGCCAGTGGGAGGTCAGTTGGTGCGCGACCTTTTAGCCAGCGGTAGGAGCCAGTGAGCGGATGGCTACCTGCGACAACGGATTGACAGCCGGTCCAACGGAGTTCGAGTTGTTCGACGTTGCCGTCTTCATCGTATTTGCCGGACTTTATCTTGCGTGTCTTGATCTGGTCCCAGTATTGGTCTGGGACGGTGTAAATGATTTGGAAGCGACCATTACGGCCAGAGGTAACGGCCCAGGATTTGGGGAGGTCACGGCTTGGAGTGCCGATGGATTCGAGGACCTCACCGGCTGAGATGCCGTCGTGATCGACAAAGAGAAGGCCGCCGGATTGTGGACCAGCGATGACGCCAATGGCATGGGCACGACCGGCTTCGATCTCAGCGGTGAGTTGCTGCTGGGTAAGTGGGTTGTCCTGCCACTTGGGTTGGTAGGGGCGTTTGGCGTGACCGACGGCTACGTAAGCCCAGGTTGATGGCAGGGCGTTTAGTTGATCTATGAGGCTCATGGTTTGATTGTTTCGACATTGAAGCCGAGGAGGGAAAGTTCCGCGTGGCGGTATGTCTGGATCTGGGAGAGGCGGCCATCTGAGGCTTTGACTTCGACGAGCTTGAGTTCGTCGGGCTTTAGGAGCATGAGGTCCGGCCAGCCGGGTTTATTGCATTGGATGACTTTGAGCACGTACCAACCTTCAGCTTCGTACTGCTTGATCAGCTTCTTTTGAAAGGATGCCTCGGTCTGCCGCATAGTGCGCAGTGGTGTAATTTTGCTTATTGCGGACCTGAGCGTAGACCCGTGGCTCGATGCCGCGTGCAGCAAAAATGAAATGGACACGGTTGGCGCGATCACGACCGAGGTAGCTGGCGCGGTCCCGGCCTTGGAGGTAGGACAGGGCGGAGTAGTCGATGCCGATAAAGATGAGGTCATCGGCGGTGGATAGGTTGACGCCTTCGCGGGATGCCTGGACTTGACCGATGTAGGTGGCGGATGGGTCGGCGTTGAAGGTTTCGGGACTATCGGTGCATGTATCGGAAAAGACCTTGCGAAGCATGTCGCCTTCTGCGTTGAAGCAATAGAGGATGGCCAGCTTGTGACCTGCGAAGTGATCGCGGATGTAATGGGCCTTGGAGCGATCAAAGATTATGGGGCCATGGGCTTCAGTGATGACGGTGCCGGAGTAGATCTGGCGGAGCTTCGACATGGCTTTTGCTCCGGTGTCTGCTAGGACACTGCGGCAATCTGGGCGACCGATCACACCGTCTTTCATGATGCGGCGGGCAAGGCGATAGGTGCGTGGTTTCATTGGTACTTGGTGGATTTGCTCTTCGATTTGAGTGGTGAAGCCTGCCTGCTGCTGGGTGATTGTGACGGTGAGCGGCTGGATGTCGGCGAGGATGCGGGCCTCGTCGGCGTTGCTGTAGTCGTTGACCTGTTGACCGGTGCCGACGTACTTGGTGCCGATGGAAACGTATCCAGCTTTTGCCCAGTCGTAAAAGGTGCGGTAGTTGGACCAGCGGGTTGGGCCTAGACGGAACTGGTGGTAGAGCTGGCTGTAGGACTCCGGCGATGGTGTGCCGGACATGAGGAGCAAGTACCTGAAATTGATGGATTGTAGATCGTGCCAGCGTTTAGAGGGTTTGGGATAGGCGCCGACGCTGTGGGCCTCGTCAATGATGAGGAGGTCGTAGTGGCGACCAGCACGCTTAGGCACCTGCTCGTAATTGGTTACCTCGACTTTGGCGGTAAGGCCGAGGGCGTCACGGTCTGCCTCAATGGAGGCAATGGCCTTTTTCTTGGTGACGATGAGGCAATTGAGCACGCCAAGGCGGCGGGCACTTTCAAGGGCGGTGAAGGTTTTGCCGGTGCGGACCTCTCCGCGCAGGTAGGCGATGCGGTGCTGGGTGAGGATGGCCACGAGGTCGCAAGCCGCCTGCTTTTGATAAAGACGAAGTTGCATGGGGTTGCAATGGGTTGCCTGATGGTATAGGCTTTAGGAGTTCCACGCAACCTGCCATGGATAACGCCACATACCACGCCCACGCAGCCGTTAGCAAGAGCCACCTTGACTTGGTGGCCAAAAGCCCGCTGCATTACTGGTCCCGGTATCTGGACCCAAACCGCGTGCCGCAGGAGCCTACTGCCGCAATGGCGATCGGATCTGCTGTGCATACGCACGTCTTAGAGCTTGACCAGTGGGATTCCCAATACGTTGTGGCACCCGCCGGAATTGATCGGCGCACCAAGGTTGGCAAGGCTGAATGGGACGTATTCCAAACAGCCATCGGCACCCGGACGGTGATCAGCCGCGAGGATGCAGACCTTGTAATGCGGATTGGACGATCAGTGCTCAGTCACCCAGCTGCTGCTTATCTGCTTGGCTTACCTGGTAAGGCAGAGACCACGCACATGTGGACCGATGCTGGCACTGGCCTTCAATGCAAGTGCCGCCCGGATTGGCTGCTTGATGACGGCAGCATGATCGTCGATCTCAAGACCACCGAGGATGCCAGCGCAAAGGAGTTCCAGCGGTCAATTGCAAATTGGCGCTACCACGTTCAAGCGAGCTGGTATCTCGACGGTTTACAGCACGCAACGGGCAAACGCCCTGAGCAATTTGTTTTCATTGCCGTTGAGAAGAAGCCACCGTATGCCTGCGCGGTGTACGTTGCAGACCCGCAGATGATTGAGATTGGAAGGGACACGGCACGCCGCGACCTTGACAAGCTCAACGTATGCAAGGCTGCCGACTACTGGCCTGGGTATAGCGACTGCATTGAGCAGATCAATCTGCCGCCGTGGATGCTGCCCAAGGTTGATGGAACATTACCAACTCCCACCGAGATTGAGATGTACTAATGACAAATCATTTACCAATGCCACCATACGATGAATTATCTAAATACTTAAAATATGATCCGCACATTGGAGTTGGAATTTGGCTTGTAAGGCTAAGCAGCAGGGTACGAACTGAAACAGTTGCGGGAACATTAGCTCCCAGTGGGTATGTACTAATTAAATATAAACAGAAAATTTATAAAGCCCACCGTTTATTTTGGTTTTTGCAAACTAAACATGATCCCGCGCACTTAACTATTGATCATATTGATAAAAACAAATCAAATAACAAATTTTTAAATCTAAGACTTGCAAATAAAAGCCATCAACAACATAATAAATTTAAGCCCCATAATAATGTAAGTGGGGAAAAAGGCGTTTGTTGGCTTAAAGGTAGACAAAGGTATCAGGCCTATATTAAAATTAATGGAAAACAGACGCATTTAGGCTATTACAAAATTTTTGAACAAGCAGTAGCTGTTCGTCAAGCCAAGGAGCTTGAACTTTACGGTCAATTCTCACCACTACATCAATTAAACAATGACCAACAACTCATCCTTAACAACAACGACCAACAACTCTGTCTTCTCGGGCATCAGAGCCTTTGAAGATGCCCAGCGCATTGCGAAGGCTTTGGCCAGTAGCACGCTGATTCCACCGCAGTTTCAAGGCCAACAGGGTTTTGCAAACTGCTTGGTGGCGCTTGAGATTGCAGGACGGATGAACATCAGCCCGTTTCTGTGTATGCAGCATCTGCATATCATCCACGGGCGCCCCAGCTGGAGCAGCGCTTTTATCATCGCCATGGTCAATGGTTGCGGCCGGTTCACGCCGTTGCGGTTTGAGGTTAGCGGTGAAGGTGACAGCTTAGCTTGCTATGCCGTTGCCACTGACATCAAGACCCAGCAGGAGCTGAAGGGACCGACCATCACGATGACGATGGCCAAGAAGGAAGGATGGGCCACAAAAAGTGGATCCAAGTGGATCACGATGCCGGAGCTGATGATCAGGTACAGGGCCGCTGCATTCTGGGGTCGTTTGTTTGCTGGTGATCTGCTGGTTGGCCTCCAGACGCAGGAGGAGGTTATCGACGTGGAAAGCGTCAAGGTTTCTGTTGGGATTGACGAACTCAACGCAAAGGTTCAGGCTGCACCAGTTGTTGAACCTGAACCGGCCAAGCCGGTTGAGGAACCTGATGATCTCTTCTGAATTTCTGACTGATCTGCAACTTGCTGCGCGGTGGCATCTCCACCGCCAGACGTTGATCAGGTGGCGGTCCAGTAACACTGGGCCTGCCTTTACCAAGATCAACGGTCGCGTGCTCTATCCCCTGGCCGAGGTGGAGCAATACGAAAAGGCCAACACCATCACACCTGACAACCAATGACTTTCAAAGCAAACGGCGCACTGTTCAAGAACACACCTGAGAAGCTGCAAGAGCGCTTCAAGGATCGCTACGACCCCAGCCGCAACTACCCAGCGTTTGATGGCGTCTTCAGCATCAAGGAAGATGACCGGATGGCGTTTGCCAGCTACGTCATGAACGCCAACCCAAATGATCGCGGTGAGATTCCCATCAAGATCAGCGGCTGGACCAAGCAGGCTGCTAGCGGCCAAAACTACCTGAGCCTTGCCTTCGAGCCTGATTACAAAACCATGAAGGCGATTGAAGAAAAGATGGCAGCGTCTGGTGCAGCTGACAGCTTGGCCAAGGCAACGGGTGGTGCTGTGGTTGAGATTACCGAGGTTGATCTGTTCTAAGGCTTCATCAGCAGCAGCTCTAGGCGAGCAATCTCATTTGTCGCCTGCTGGAGCAATGCCTGTTGTAAGTTCCAAGAACGGTAGAGCGATGCCGCAAGTGGCCCGACGTTTTGGGTAATCTCAAGACGCCGGGCCATTACCTCAATTTTTAGTTGATCCTCGGTTGCAACCCTTGGAATCATCCACTGCCCGAATTGTTCCACTTTTGAGGAGCAGATTGCTCCCATGATGCCCGATGAATTGCCCGAATTGCCGTAGCAAGAACCACCGGATACCAGTGACCAACGGGCACCTGCCTAATGAGGTGGTGCGCAAACGGGTATGCAGTGACTGCAACACGCTGTGGTTTACGGTCGAGGTGCGTGTGCCGGACTACGCCATTGGCTGGTCTGATCACCACCAGCACAAGCCGGTGCTGCGGACTTCGATCACGCTGGAGCCAAGCTTTGTCGAGGCTGCTGACGTGATGGACAACCTAGCCAAGGCCAATGCCGCCATCCAGAAAAAAGCAGCGCTTAAGTACGGTGAAGATTTGTGACACGCCATTGACCCACGCCGCAGGTGGTGTATAGTACCGGGACAGGAGCAAGCCTCCTGCATCCAATCAAATCCAATCCAATGATTAACAATCCCATCATCAACCGCCTTGCTGTGATCGTCCTGATGTTTGCGGTCTACGCAGCAGGCGTCAGCGGTGGCCGTGAACAGACTGTGCTCAGTGCTCAAGGTGAACCCGTCTGCCAGCAGGTGCTCAAGCCATGACTTTGCGCAACTACTATTTTCGCATCCGTGACGCCAACGTCTACGAGTGTATCAAAGCCACCAGCTGGCTTGAAGCCAAAGCCATTGCCACCGAGGAATGGCTGCCCTACTGGAACCAGATTGAATGGCTCACACCTACTGACCACCATCAAGTAAAACTCCCCAATGTCTAACATCCAAGGTGCGCTGCTCCTGTGGCGCGAAGACGACCACGCTCGCTACGGCGAAGGCATCAGCCGACCCGTGCCTAAATCCCGGACCAAGTTGTACACCTTGATCGTCTACAAGTCCGGCTCAATGCCAATGACCATGACGATGCGTGCCGAAAACAAAGCAGCGGCGATTACCTACGCCCAGAACCGCTGGCCCAGTGCAACAGTAGAAGCGATGTAATGACCAAGATCTCCCCGGAGGCTGTCCGCGACATCCTTCTATCGCCTGAGACCCACAAGATCATGGCTGAGCGGCATGGTGTTTCTCGTCAAACCGTTGAGCAGATACGCTTTGGCGTAGGTCATAAAAAGTTATTTCCTGAGATCCCTCGGCGAAATTCCTTTACACAGCATTCCTGTGAATACTGTGCCTTGTGGCTCAAGGGCAAATGCTCCCTAGATTTTCCAGAACCAGCACAAAACCTTTTCTTTGCTGGGGAATGCAACATCTTTACTAAAACATCCAATGATTGATCACCTGAACCGCCTTCAAGCACTGGTAAGTGATTCCGGCCTGTTCAATGCTGGCCGTGAGCATGAACGTGAACACATCAAGGCTTTGATCCGTGTCCGCATGGATCAACTGCACCACAATTCGATAGCGTGGCAGGAGTGCCGCAACCTGTACAACATCATCAAATGAAGCAAGCCGACCTAGACAACCGCCGCCACCAAATGATGGAAGCGCTCTATGCACGCAGTGGTCGCACCTGTAACACCTATACGGGATTGTGGGATGAATTTGCCCATGACCTTGCCAACAACACGCGGGATGTCGAGTATGAGGAGCTTTTCAATGCTGTTTGCCTTGCCATGAGCGACACCCAGTCGGTGCTGGTGGAGAAGCACGCGCAGCAAGCTATCCAGGTTGTCCGCCTCTATATCCTAGGCAAATGGGCCTAGTACACTGCTGTAAGTCTTCACAAAATCAACATGAATGAACCCTTTTTCAAGTCCTATCTTCTTAGTCGTAACTTTCTGCTTGAGGACATTAAAACCCTTAACAATGCAGAGCTGGACACTCTGAATATCGAAACCATGGCTGCCCTTGAGGAAGCGCGGTATCAGTACGCACGAGTGGATGACAAGACCACAGCAGAGGCTGGGCCAGTCTTTGCTCGGATGAAAATTGCTGGTTACTTTCAAGCTGCGATCAAGTTGGAGCTGGAAACTGATGACTGATCTGATAAACCATCCACCGCATTACAACGACGGATCTGTCGAATGCATCGACGCAATCGAAGCGCAGCTGACGTCAGAAGAGTACAGAGGCTACCTGAAAGGGAACATTGCCAAGTATGTCTGGCGTGAGCGGCATAAAGGCGGGCCAGAATCACTGAAGAAGGCACAGTGGTATTTGAACCTACTTATTGGCCACCTAGAACCATGAGCGCCCCATTTCTTACTTGGCTTGAAAACTGCGCTGTGCGTTTTTTGATGTCAAGCCCACGGGTTGGTTTTATTGCAGTCAAGCACCACAGCTTCAACCATATGTACGTTGTGCAAGACGCAACAGATCCTCAGGTTGGCGCAATTATGCATGAGCTGACTGAGCCACCTGAGCCGCTGTCGATGCAGCTAGAACGGTTGTATCACGAGCCAGCGTATGGAGAAAGTGAATGATTGTTCTCTACAGCGGCAGGGTAATTGTTGAACGCTTGAGGTTGTCCGACAACTGGCGGGCCAAGATTCGCTTGCCAGGTCGTCCTGAAACAATCCTTGACCTCTGTACGTCAGACGTGCGAGAGGCATACATCCGTGCGCAGTACCACTATCTGGCACTACGCAAAAACCAACCAATCGAAGAAATTGAATCCGAATTTCATGGAAAAGCCAAATGCTGGTCTTGTATCCATTGGTTACCACGCGGCAACGAATGCAGTCTTGGGTTCCCCGAGGCACGGCAGAATGGGGGGCGCTTTGCCGCACGTTGCGGATTGTATGACGATGGAAAGGAAGGTGCTGGAGCGAATGGACCGGGGCGATGGCCGCTGGATTGAACTGTTAGATCACAGTTTTGGCGAAGAACCGCTCTATCGTGCCTGCGGTCAAAACGGTGCCCTTTGCCGGTACACCAACGATCTTTGGCAGGCTGAGATTTACGTGCAGTATTACTGAGTAAGCCACGAATCAATGGCTTCCTCGCGGGTCACATTGTAAAACGCCTGGCCGCGAAACCACTCGCGCCAATCACGGTGACCCTTGCTGCCGTTGCAGGTGATACAAGCGCCACAGAGGTTCTCTGGTACGGTCAGGCCGCCCAGCACCTTGGGGATGATGTGGTCAAGCGTGGCGCTACGGGGGCCAAGCTGCTCGTTGCA